TGGCCGTCAGAGCCGTCGATGCAGCCACCGCCACACCGGCCATTTGAGTGCTCCCGTCAGTCTCGTTGATGGCAACATCAACGGTCGTGTCCGCGAGAGCAGCCGCCACCACCACTTTGCCAGCCGGGACGCCAACCGACGCAGTGGTCGACACCCGGTCGTTCGCCACGTCGTAGTAGACGATCTGACCAACCGTCATCGCATTTCCGGCCGAGGTGGCCTTGGTGAATCGGAACACGCCATCGATGGTCAGGCTGCCCAACGCATTCGCCGCGATGTCCGTCTTGACCACCCCGAGCAGTCCGTTCTGGACCACCACATCCCCAGCCGTCTTGGCAGTGGTCGGTGTGTAATCAATCGCACACCCTTCCTGCCTGTAAGTAGCACCCATCGTAGAATCTCCTTATTGATCAGGTTGGAATCAGAGACTTAGGCAGCGCCCTTCGACTTCACACCAGCAACGTATTCCGCCTTGTCCACGCCGAAATCGTGGTAGCCACGGAACTGGATGCCGAGGGTGTTGAAGTCCGCATCCGCCGATTCCACGACGGGAGACTGCTGACCATTGAGGAACGACACCACCATCGCCGCGTAGACCGAGGTGGCCCGGAACAGATACCACGCCGTCGCCGAGTTGCCGGTGAATCCCGACTCCGACAGTTGCGGCACAATCACGGGGCGGTACTTGTTGACGTAGATGTTGGCGTTCGGCGTCGGGCTCGAACCACCAGTCAGGTTGCTGGACGTGTAGAGCTGTTGGGCAATCGCTTCCAGCTCGGGGGGAACCAGCAGAATGACCGGTTCGCCACCGATTCGTTTGGCACCGTCCGCCTCGGCCGACTTCATCGTGCGGAACGCCTTGATCCCCAATCCGAGACCGACACCGTCGAGCCCCAGATTGGTGGTCGCACCGCTGATGTAGTTGCCACGCCCAGACGTGAAGAACGTCGAGTTGTCGAGGAACGTCGACCAGAAGATGTCTCGCATCTTCATGGCAGCTCCGGCACCAAGCCGAGTCCGCAGATCATCAAAGGCCCCGAGGTCATCGTTGATGATGTCCTCGCGGGTGAGGGAGAACATCTTAGCGTAGGTCTTGGCCTGACGCTCGTAGCTTTCCTGCGAGACGGTGCCGTGCTTGATCTCGCCACCAGGCCCCAGCGGCTCGTACTCCATGTTGTCGAGCAGGCGGTACGTGGCGACCTTCTTGAAATCACGCACGGTCTTGATCGTGCTGATCTCACGCCACGTGTTGTCCTGCTCTTCGTATCCAGCGACCAATTCCTTCGTCGCCACGTTGCTCAGGATGTTCGACACCGACACGCCCAGCGTCGAGAACGAATTGGCATGCACGTCCGGCATCGCCAGCTTCAGCACTTGCCGCAGGTTGCCGTTGTGAACCCGTTGGCCAGCATTGACCGGCATGCCGTTGGCCGACGCCGCCATCAGCAGGATCTGCTGAATGCCAATGTTCTTGTAGTTCTTGTCGGCCGCCTCCAAGGCTTCGGCCTTGTACTGCTTCTCGACGTTGGGCATTCCCATCGTCAACGCCAACGCCGCCTCGATGACCGCCGGGCTCATCTCATCCCGCTTGCTGACGTGAATCGCCGGTCCCTCGTGGGAAGCGCCGGACCGCACAAGATCGAGCTTGACGCCGGACACGGCACGAACCGCCTCCACCTCGAACTTGGCCGGATTCCACTTCTCGCGGATCGCCTTGGCCTTCATCTCGCGGTGCTGCTTGAGGGCAGTCGCCTTGATCTCCGCGAACTTCGAAGCGGGAACCTCCCCCTCGTACTCGGCGAACGACGCTTCGAGATCATTGAGATGCTCGGCCGCCGCTGCTTTGATGTCCGCCACGTCGAAGTCAGTCGCCTCGATCACCTTCTCCTCGCTCGCCGAGGCAGTGATCTCCGCCTGAAACTTCGCCTGCAGCCTCTCTCGCTGCACATCGGTCAGGGACTCGGCATCGAATCCCATCGCCTCGACCCATTTGTCGAACGGCATGTTTGCACCTTTCACGTGCGAAAATTCGACTGCCGAGGCAGCCAACTGAACCGTGGTGTTCTCGTCCGCTCCATGCGGGAGAAACGCCACCCCATACAGACGACTCTTGCGGGCCACGTAGACCGGTCCCTGAATGGATTGGCCATTCACCATGACCGTGCGACCCTCTGGAATTTCCTCGACCCGCAGCGGCTTGGCCTCGATGCTGGCCTGCCACGGGAAACCATTTTTGGCGGAGTCGACGAACTCGGTCGCCGACTGCGAGACGGCACTCACCTCGCCGCTCAATCGCAGCGTCTTGCCGTTGTTCTCGACGGTGCCCACATGTCCGACCAGATGGTCTTTCTTGTGGTGCAGGTTGGCGATGACCGACTTGCCCTGCTCAAGACCGGCAAGATCCAGCACGATTGGCAGGTCGTATCCACCGACAGTCAGCGGGCCGCCGTTGTAGGCGATCACGTCGAACTTGGGACGCTTGCCCTCGCCGACACTCGCCTCGACGGTCGACTGCTCGGCGTGAATCACGATGTTCTGAAGGGTCTTCATTCGCCACCATCCATCTGTCGAACCTTGGCCTGCGACCATGACTTGGCCGCGTCCCCACCCCACAAGCTCCATGCGACCCAACCCGGCTTTTCCTTGCCCTTGGCATTCCAGCCGGGTGATCGACTCGCCTTGTCATGCCGAGCAAACCATGCCGCCATTTCTCGAACATGATCTTCGGTCAGCACTTCACGCCGAGCGATCTTCCCTGCACGAGCAACAGTTTCCGGCTTCAGCCCCTTGCCAGAACGACCTTCCTTGTGCAATCGCAAACCTGTCTTGGCAGCAGCAGCCATGCCAGCAGTCGGTCGCAGATCAACCTTTACAGCAGCCTGCACATCCTCCTGTTCCTCAACGTCGTCAATGTCGTCGTCGAGTTCCGACTCCGTCGCGGTGTTGATGTTGGCCATGTTCTGCGTGACGATGGCGAACTGGTTCATTCGCAGTGTCTGCCGCATCTCATCGACCGAGACGCCGTAGTCGTTGGCCATCTCCTCGACGTGGTCCTCGAAGTCGAGCCCCTGCTCGGCGTAGACCTGCGAGAGTGTCGTCGAACCGTTCTTCAGACGCTTGTCGGTGGCATTGGCTTCGCTCTCAGGATCGCCAATAGGATGATGAGGCCAGTCCCAAGAGTGCCGTGCAGCCAGTGTGGCATCGAACCCCCAACCGTAGACGAGGATCGCACGCTCGAACCAACGCTCGAACAACGGATCGAGAACGGTGTCCTCGCAGTCCGACCGCTCCAAGTCGATGGTCAGAAAGTAGGTGCCGTGGTCGAGCTTCCCCGAGGCGAAGTTGTACCCCGAGGAGTTGCACATCGCGAGATTCTGGGGGATCGACTTCGGTCGAGCCATCTCGTTGACCTGAGCCGCATGGAACGCCTCGTACGTCGCCCCAGGGTGCTCCGCCTTCATCTGGCTGACTTCCCACCCCATCGGCAGGGCCGTCATCATCCGCTTGTCGAAGTCCAGCGTATCCATCGGACGGACTTCGTCGGCCCCGTCCGGGGTGAGATTCGTGTGAATGATCGCCGCGTAGTCCGCCGCAGTCTCGGCCGCCGCCAGAGTCGCCTCACGCCAGCGTCGAGAACTCGCACCGACATTCAGCGTCGACCGGAACTCCGGAACGCCCCGATGCTGGCCGGGCCGCCGCATCATGAACCAGTGCAGCATCCACTTCGCCGGGATCTCCTCGAACTCGGTGCCCGACCACGCGAATTGACCACCGGGGTGGTGCTTGAGCACGTCGTAGCTGATCGGGTTGCCGAACTGGTCGTAGCGGATGCCGTCGATGTACCCCGCAGTGTAGGGGATGATCCTCGGGCTGGTGACCTGCTCGGTCTCGATCAGGATGATGTCGAGATCCACGGGGGCCTTGAGTCGCGGGTTGTTCCGCAGCAGACCGAACGCCTCCCCGTCCTGCACCTTCGCATGGGTCATGCACCACAGCTTTCGCCGCAGTTGCACTGCCTTCGACCACTGTTGCCACGCCGCCTCAACCATTGCGTTGAGGTTTTTGTTCCGGGTGCGCATCCGCAGCACCGGCCCGGTCCCCATCACGTAGTTGGCGTGAGTCTGGACGATTCCGTCCGCGTACCCGTTATTCGCGACCTCGTAGCGTGCCCGCTGGACCAGCTTTGTGCGAACGGCCTTGGAGTTGGCCGAGTCCGCATCGTAGGCGTCGGCATTGGCCCAGTAATTCTGCATGTCCGTGGTGTCACGGGCAGCGTCATACGTGGCCTCGACGGGCTTTTTCGGACGCGGCACAGCCTGAACCACCGGCGTAGGCTTCTTCGTCGCCAGCGGCTTGCCGAACTCATCCAGAATGCGGTTCTTCGTGGCTGGTGCGATCACCCTGCCCCCGGGGGTCGAATCTTCTGGAATCGAATGCCAAAACCCGGCTTGTTGGCCGACGCCGCGTCCTTGCCAGCCTGA